GCGCAACATTATCTGTGATTGATAAAACAAATACTTTTTATTTAATGGAAAACCAATCTATCATTGGTGGCGCAAGCGCTAACAGTGGTCTAGAAGTAACCATCAGTTACGAAGACATCAGTTAACCTGGAGCTCTTGCTATGGCAAAAGACAACGGTGGTATCATAGGAGTTTTAAACACACCTTCAACAACATCTGCATCAGGCGTATGGCAGTTAATGTCTGAATATCAATCACGTTTAAGTGGAACGTGGCCAAGTCCGCCACAACCTTATTCAATAGACTTTTTAATAGTAGCAGGAGGTGGAGGAAGCGGAACTTCTGGAGGTGGAGGTGGAGGTTTTAGAACATCTACTCAAACAGTTAATGCTGGAACTGTAATTACAGTAACAGTAGGAGATGGTGGTGTACAAGGCGTAGTATCAAGCGGAGCACAAACATCAGGAAATCCTTCTTCTATATCTGGAACAGGATTAACTACAATAGAATCAGCAGGTGGAGCAAGAGGAGCTGGAAATGATGGATCACCAGGAGTGGCTAATGGTGGTTCTGGATCTGGGGGAACTGGAGGAGGTTTTGGAGGATCTGCAGGAGGTTTAGGAAACACTCCAAGTACTTCACCATCTCAAGGAAATAATGGTGGTAAAGGTAGTAATTCAGCACCAAATTATGGAGCTGCAGGTGGAGGTGGTGCTGGAGGTGTTGGAGGAGATTCAAGTGGAACTACTGGTGGAAATGGTGGAGCTGGAGCGTCTTCTTCAATAACAGGTTCTTCAGTACTTTATGCTGGTGGAGGTGGAGGAGGAACTTATAGTGGTGGTTCTGGTGGTTCTGGTGGTTCTGGTGGTGGAGGAAGTTCTGGGGCACCAGGTTCTAATGGAACAGCTAATTTAGGTGGTGGGGGTGGGGGTTGTAATTTTCCATCCGGAACAAACGGTGGAAATGGTGGTAAAGGAGTTGTTATATTAAGTGTACCAACTACTTCATATTCAGGAACTTCAACTGGATCACCAACAACTACAACATTTGGTAGTAATACAATTTTAAAATTCACAGGTTCAGGGAGTTACACAGCATAATGGCATCATTTGCAAAATTAAATTCAAATAATATAGTTGAAAGAGTTGAATCTGTTGTTAATGAAGTATTAAAAGATTCAAATGGAGTAGAACAAGAAGCTATTGGAATTCAATTTTTAAAAACACTTTACAATGAACCTAACGCTATTTGGAAACAAACTTCTTATAATACAATTGGTGGTGTTCATTCTTTAGGGGGTATTCCATTTAGAAAAAATCATGCAGGAATAGGAATGACTTATGATGAAATAAAAGATGCTTTTATTCCGCCTAAACCTTTTAATTCTTGGATTCTTAATGAAAATACTTGTCTTTGGGAAGCACCTATTGCTTATCCAACAGATAATAATGTATATAGATGGAATGAAGAAACTTTATCTTGGGATTTACTATCTTTATAATTTAGTATATAATTAAGAAAGAATGATAGAATCAACTATTAATAGTATATTTCCAACACCTATTTATATATCTAAATTAGATAGGAAATTAACACCTTTAGAATTAAAGTTTGTAGAAAAAAATAAAAAAACTTTTACTAAAAATGAAGGTAATATTACATCAAACAATAATTATATTCTTAATGAAAAACCTCTTGCTAATATTAAAAAAGAATTAGATTTAGTGGTAAAAGATTATTTTGAAAAAGTAATATCCTCTACAGATTCAACTACACCTTATATTACTCAATCGTGGTTAAATTATACTGAGACAAATCAATATCATCATAAACATGCCCATCCTAATTCATTGGTATCAGGAGTATTCTATATTAACTGTCATGAAGAACATGATAAAATTAAATTCTTTGATGATAGATATAAAACTATAAAACCTGAAATAAAAGATTGGAATCTATGGAATTCAGAATCTTGGTGGTTCCCTGTAAAAACAGGTAATATTATAATGTTTCCCTCTTCTTTAACCCATATGGTTGAAACCAAAGAAGGAAATAATACTAGAATTAGTCTAGCTTTTAATGTATTTATAAAAGGTAAAATCGGAAATAATAAACAATTGACCGAATTAATACTTTAATATTATGGCTAAACGTAACGGAGGAATCATCGGTCCAGCAAATACCCCAACTTCTAGCGTTGCAGCTGGAGTGTGGAGATTGCGTGATGCATTCAATTCTACTAAGAACGGAACGTGGCCGCTTGTAAGAAGCGTTGCTACGAATTCACTTAGATTTAATTCTGCTAGTTCTGATTCATTAACTAGAACTCCATCTTCTGAAACAAATAGAAAAACTTGGACTTGGAGTTTTTGGTTTAAAATAAGTTATATAAATCCAAATGGAATGTATATTTTTGGTGCTTCTCAAGATGGTAACAACAGAACTGCTTTTGGTTATAACTATGCAAGTGTATCAGGAGATGCAAAAATTTGGTTTCATAATAGAACTGCATCAACATTTAATACAAATTTAATTACAACACAAGTTTTTAGAGATATTTCTGCTTGGTATCATTTAGTTGTTGCAGTTGATACCACACAAGCAACATCTTCAAATAGAGCAAAAATATATTTAAATGGTTCGCAAATAACTGCACTAGATACAGCAACATATCCATCTCAAAATACTGATACTTGGGTTAATAGTGCTAATGCTCATGCCATTGGTAAATATTCTGGTGGTGCTTCTGATTTTGTTGATGGGTATATTACAGATGCTTATTTAATTGATGGACAACAACTAACTCCATCATCATTCGGCGCTTCAAATGCCTCTGGCGTCTGGTATCCAATTGCATATCAAGGTACGTATGGCACGAATGGTTTTAATCTTAAATTTGCAAACTCTGCATCATTAGGTACAGATAGTTCTGGTAATGCTAATACATTTACAGTTAATAATTTAACATCAGTTGACCAGAGCACGGATACGGGGTTGAATAATTTTGCTACTTGGAATCCATTGTTTTATTATGGTAACCAAACTTTTACTGAAGGAAATTTACAAATAGCAACTGGTACATCAGGTGCAAGTATTGGAACAATAGCTGTTAATACTGGAAAATGGTATTGGGAATGTAAAGTAATATCAACAATTTCAACAGCAAGAATAGCTGGAATATTTCAAGTATTAGGAACTAATACAGATTTATCTTCAACTGGAACTGCATATTATAACGCCGATGGTCAAAAAAATATTAATGGTACAACTTCAGCTTATGGAGCTTCATTAACTACTAATGATATAGTTGGTGTGGCTATAGACGTAGATAATAGATCAGTTACATATTATAAAAATGGAACTTCACAAGGTGCAATATCTTTAACAAGTGTATTTAACGTAGGTGACTATATAACTGCTTGTCTTTTACAATCTGGTGGTTCTTCTCAAACAGTAGGAATTAATTTTGGTTCACCATATTATTCAGGCGGTGGCTATACAGACGGCGCTGGATATGGTAACTTCTCATATGCTGTTCCAAGCGGATATTACGCTTTGTGCACTAAAAATTTAAATACTTACGGTTAGGATTATGGCATTTGCAACAATCAATAAGGGAGCGAGTTATTTTAATACAATTACTTATACTGGTACTGGTGCAACTAATTCTTTAACAGGAGTTAATTTTCAACCTGATTGGGTTTGGATTAAAAGTAGATCAGCTGCAACAGATCATGGATTATATGATGCTGTAAGAGGAGTCCAAAAAGATTTAGCTTCAAACTTAACTACTGCCGAAACAACACAAACAACTGGACTTACCGCTTTTGGTTCTGATGGATTTACTGTTGGTGCTTTAGCTAAATTAAATACTTCTGCCGCAACTTATGTAGCTTGGAATTGGTTAGCGGCTAACTCTACAACATCAAACACAAACGGAACTATCACAAGCACAGTATCAGCTAATACAACAAGTGGATTTAGTATTGTAAGTTATACTGGAACAGGTTCAGCAGCTACTGTTGGTCATGGTTTAGGTGTTGCACCAGCTATGTATATAATTAAAAGCAGAACTGGCACAGCAGAACCTTGGTTTGTTTATCATAAATCAATAGGTAACACAGGTGGTGTTTTATTAAATAGCACTAATGCTCAAGTCACAAGTTCCACTTGGTTTAATAATACTTCTCCAACTTCTTCTGTTTTTTCTATAGGTTCAAATAGTGGTGTTTCTGGAAGTGGAAACACACATATCGCCTACTGCTTTGCTGAAGTAAAAGGATATTCCGCATTTGGTTCATACACTGGTAATGGTTCAACTGATGGAACATTTGTTTATACTGGTTTTAAACCTGCTTTTATTATTGTTAAAAGAACTACAGCAGGTGGAATTTGGTGGCTAACAGATAATAAAAGATCAATTTATAATGTTGTATCATTAGCTACTTATGTTCAAGGTACTACAGGAGATGATCCTGGAACTTTTTGGGATATAAATTCTAATGGTTTTAAAATGAGAGATAGTGGAACACAAACAAATGCGTCTGGTGTAACTTTTATCTATATGGCATTTGCCGAAAACCCATTCGTTTTAACTGATGGAACGCCAGTAACTGCTAGATAATATATGAAAATTACTACTGGATATAAAATTAACAATAATATATAAGGAGATAATATGTTCGCAAAAGTAGAAAATAATCAGGTTGTAAAAGTTAGTTCTCAACTAACAGATTTTATTCCATTTGAACACGCACGTGTTTGGGATAAAGCTCAAAGAGAAGCTAATGGATTATATGATGTTAATTACGATACATCTAATTTAAAGAGTGAAGAATTTTATATCAATGGTGCTGAAACAATTGCATTTGCAAATGGTCAAGTTACAGCGACTTATGGACAAGCTACTGCTAAAAAATTAGAAGATGTTAATGCTGTAGATCAAAATGGTAACCCAGTATTAGATCAAGATGGTAATCAAGTTGTAATTAAAGGTTTAAAATCAAATCACATTGCAAGAATTAAATCTCAAGCTGCTTCTGCATTACAATCTACAGATTGGTATGTAGTTAGAAATGCTGAATCTGGTGCTGCTATACCTGCTAATGTTGCAACTTATAGAGCTGCAGTTAGAGCTAAATCTAATGATATGGAAGCGTTAATTAATGCGGTTTCTACTGTTGAACAATTAATTGCTTTATACGCTTATAATCAAGATACAAAATCTAG